CTGGGGCTTGACTTGAGCCGCGTGAACGACCTCACGGCCGCGGTGATCGCGGCGCAGGATGAGGACGGCAACATCCATGTGAAGTGCTATGCGTTCACGCCCTTGGACGGCATTGAGGCCCGCGAGAGACGAGATCGGCTGCCGCTGCAGCAGTGGGTGAAGGACGGCCACATTTACGCGCCGCCCGGCAAGACGCTGGACTATGGGCAGATTGTCGTCTGGCTGCGGGAACGCCTGGAGGAGGAGCGCATCCGGGTCGGGTCGATCTTCTTCGACCGTTTCGGGTCGAACGAGTTCTTCGCGGCGTGCGACCGCGAGAGTTTCGCGCTGTCGGCGAAACGTGTCGAGGTGGGGCAGGGCTATGTGAGCATGTCGCCGCGCATCCAGGCGCTTGAGACGGCACTGCTGCAGGGGCGGATCAGGCACTCAGGAAAACAGCCTATTTTGAACATGGGCGCCGCGGCGGCGGTGGTTATCTCGGATGCCGCCGGAAACCGTAAGCTGACGAAAGAAAACCTGAATGTCGGGCCGAAGATCGACGGACTGATCGCGGCAATTATGGCTATTTATCCATGGGTTGCGCGTTTGGATGAGGCGAACGCAGATGTTTCGTGGTGGATCGCGTAGCATTTGAAAAAAATAATGCAGGTGCATATTGACATGTTATGCAGATGCATTAAATAGGGGTCATGGAACGCGGTGTTCCGCGAAGGAGATGACCCAATGAAGATCGAACTGAAGAACATCAGCTACAACGCCAGCCTCTCTGAGGAAACCAGCGCCTTTACTGGCCGCATCTATGTTGATGGCGTTTATACCGCAGACGTTTCCAACCACGGCCACGGTGACCCCGACATGGTTCGCGCCGTAAAGGGGCAGGAGGCCCGCCTTGCCGCTGCTGAAGCGTGGTGCAAGGCCCAGCCGCCCGTTGAGGCTCATGGCATGTCTCTGGATTACGATCTTGAGATGAAGGTCGGCGAGTTGCTTGAAGATTACCTTCTTGAGAAGGACTTCAACCGCCTGATGAAGTCGAAGGTACTGGTCAAGTCTGACAAGGGTATCATGCAATACTCTTGGAAGGGTGTCCGCGCGGTCGAGAAAAAGCACATCGACATGATCAAGGCCAAGTTCCCTGATGCCGTTATCCTCAACGCCATGCCCCGTGATGAAGCGTTCTCTATCTTCAAGGCTGGTGTGTGATGCACACCAGCCCCGGCACTCTGGCCGATGACATCGGCTGCGCTTTTGCCATGATCGCGCTTGGCGCGGTCGCCTACTTCATCCTCGCAATTTAAGGAAACCCTGAAATGGAAATCGTTCTCATCGCCTATGCCGTCTTCGTCGCCATTCCCTGCGGTATCTTCGCCGCGAATGCCGCAAAGCTGAAGGGGTATGACGCTCTCGCATGGTGTCTTGCTGGCCTTGCCTTTGGCGTCGTCGCTTTGCTGGGCATCAACGCCTACCCGATCCGCAGCCGGGAGCGCCGCTCATGATGGCCGTCCTGATCTGCGCGGCGTTGGGCGCCTTGATCTTTATGCTGGTTGGCGTGATGCTGGCCCCGGCTGCCGCGTCACCCCGCACCATCCGTATGCGTGTGGCGGTGGTTGATGATATGGTCCTGATCGGCGTTGCCGACGGTGACCGGGTTTCCTTTGTTCGGATTGACAGGTGAGCAATATGACCGATTCCAAGAAGTATGAATTCGCCCCTGAAGACATCGTAGCCACGCCGTCTGGGCGTAAGGGTGTTGTCAGGTCCGTTGGCCCGGTTGGCGGCGTCGTCTGCGCGATGGTGACGTGGTTCGATGATGGGACCAGCAGCTTTGCCTCGGTCAAGGATCTGAAGCGCACCTTCCGGGTGATGGAGTAGACCAGCCCGTCTCTGCCATAATGCAAATGTGGAAAAAAGTTCTGGCACCCCCTTGACCATGTGTGTAGCAATCGCTACATGGTGTTCATCAGAGACGGAGAGACGAAATGAACCGCACCGGAAAGACCTTCGAAGGTAGCCATGAATACCAGATCGCTGACGGTATCACGGCGTGCCTGATGGGGAACAATCTCTGGACCGTCTTCATGAACGGCCAAGACACCGGATACGACTTCAAGACCCTCGCCGCCGCCCGCAAGTGGGCCAAAGCCAACCAGAACTGAGGAGATCCTCCAATGAACGAATCACCCGCCCCGCTGCACACGATCACCATCGATGGCGCAGAGTTCAATATCCGCATCGACATCAACGGTCGCTTCCGCCCGAACGAGGTATTCCAGACCGGGCTGGAGCAGGGTGTCGGCCGCATTCAGGGCTACTGCTCTGTGAAGGAAGCCTTCGACGCTATCTACGTTCGTCAGATTCAGGATTGAGGAGAACCCAATCATGGCAAAATTCACAAAAGGCCAGATCGTTGAAGTCGCGATCAACTGGTTCGGCACTCTTCCCGGCACTCGTTTGCGCGTTATCGAAGAGATGGGTGAGGGCTTCTATGAGCCGGGTTGTTATCAGGTCTGCCGCGAGGATGGAAAACCTCTCCCCTCGCCGCGCGGCTCAGACCGCTCTGCCGTCATCCATGAAAACTTTCTTAAGCCGATCAACTGAGGAGATCCCAGATGGGACGTTTTGCTTACCGTGGCCTCCTGCGCGACAAGCAGGGTAAGTATTTCCACGCCTTCTCGACTGCGGGGAGCCTGTCGGATGGGCACCTGTCCCTCGGGGATGCCGCCAGCGCCCACGGCATGGCGCTGCTGGACTGCAAGCGGGTTCCCGGCAACGACCGCTTGCTTCATATCGCGAGGTACGGCAGCGCCGATGCTCTCGCCCCCATCCACGTCGCTGACGACAACTGAGGAGATCGACATGACCGTCAAAGACCGCATCAGCCCGGCCAACATGATCATCGCCGAGTTCCTCGACACCGACATTGATAGCGTTACGGAGATGGTCTACCAGCCGACCGTCTACCGGACCCCGCGCGTCTATTCGTGGAATGATGAACCCTGGAGTTATTTCTGCTGCCCCCGCGAGGGCCAGAAGCCGCCCAAGGGCTTCAAGTGGGAGATCGCTGGATACTCTTGGCGTGAAAGCAACAAGGATCGCCCGGTGTACGGCGTCCGCTATGAAACCCTCAATCAGGAGGACTGAGCCATGACCCCAAAGCAGTTTGAGAAGTGGATGATCCGCAACGAGTTCACGAAGCTGGAGGTCTTCCGGCGCACGGGAATCGCCCGGACGACGGTTGACCGCTATCTTTCCGGGGCGACCAAGATCCCGAGGGTGGTGGCGCTGGCATGCGCCGCCATCGAACGCGGCATTGACGTTGATGATTGAAGGGCTACCCCATTGACGGGGTAATGCAATTGTGTTAACCGCCGAAGTATGGGCGGAATTCGACATAGACCACCGTCATGCGTTCGGCGCGGTATAGCGTCGGACGCAATCTCCGTTTCAGTCAACAAGAGCGACGGGTTCCCGGCTCCCACCAAGGGGCCGATCCGTGGAAAACCAAGCCCGCGTCAGTAAGGAATTCAGCCTTTCAGGCCAGAAGTCCACACCGCTGTCCAACGAAGCCGTTGGCGCTTGGGTTATCTCCTCCGACAGCTATGACCGCGTAAGCGACCGCATCCTGGCCGGCACCCTGAAGGCCCAGACCGGGCGCGAAGTAATTTGCCTCTGGCAGCACGATTCAAATCATCCTATCGGCAAATGGACGAACCTCCGCATGATGGGCAACAAGCTTGTCGCGGATCTCATCCTTGCGAAGACGGCGGTCGGCGACATGTGCCGCGCCCTTCTGGAGATCGGAACACCGCTCGGCGCGTCTGTCGGGTTCACTGGAAAAGGCAAGAAGAACGCCAAAGGCGGCGTGGACTTCTCCGAAATCAGCCTCCTTGAAACATCAGTTGTCAGCGTACCTTGCAACGCCGAGGCCATGCAAGTTGCCAAGAGTTTCGGTGTCTCCCTGACGCCGGAAACCCCCGCTTCCTCCACTGCTGGGTTCAGCGATGAAGAGAGGGATGCGGTTCTCAAGCGGGCAGTCGCAGCGCGGGAAAATGCCCTCAACTCCATCAATTCAAAGCAGGAATACTCCAATGAAGCTCTCTGAGCAGATCACCGCCAAGCAGGCGGAACTCGTCGCTTCCCGCGATGTCCTCGTCGACCTCACCAGCAAGATGGATGACACCCAGGAGTCTCAGGACGCCGTGGTTGCCGCCACCGAAGCCGTCGAGAAGGCGACTGCCGAACTGGACCGCCTCAAGGCCGCTGAAGCCGCCGTCGAGAAGTCCGTCGCCCGCGCCGTCAAGGCTCCCGCGATCAACGCCAACCCCGCTTCCCGCGTCAAGGACAGCGCGAAGGCCGACCTCCTTGTGAAGTCCGCTCTCGTCGCTTTCGATGCCTATGTGAAGCGCATCCCGGTCGAGATGGCTATCGAAGCCCGCTACGGCGACGACGAAGTCGTCAAGTCCGTCGCCGGCATCGTCACCAAGGCCACCC